TACCATGCTCTCTCATCTACATCAGAGAACTCGTCCATACAGATGAAATCTAACCCAACTCCTCTAAGTGAATTAAAGTTATCGGATGATCTTAGCTGAATTAATGATTTGTTTTTAAGTGTGATAGATAGATCAGAATAGTTTACTTTGCTTATCCATTTATGTTTAGTCATTTTCTCTACTAATGGATCAAGCATAATATCTTTACACATTCTAAATGTCGGTGCTATATACCAGACCTTCTTTCTTGGATATCGTGAGAACTTAGCTAATTCATTTAGGGCCAGAAATGTTTTCCCAAATCTTCTTCCTGTAATAAGAACTCTAAATCTAGCTTCAGAACTAAATACTTCTTTTTGTGCTTTAGATAATGGCACTATTCTACATTAAATGGTAATGGTGAGTCATCATCTTCCATCATTCCATTGTCTGATTGACCTAATATATTCTTACCTAACCAAATACCCATAACTGCATTACCCTTCTCAGCTATGCCCCATTGTATCTTTCTCAATCTGATTTTACCTTCACTTCTACCTTTTTTCAGATATTCGGAATAACTCTTTCTAATGAGGCTTTCATCACATCCATAGAAATCAGCTATCTCAGTATTAGTACATCCATAACTTGCTAGTTTGGTTATTTCTTCTGGATTGATATTATATTCTTTAGGTCTTGCCATTAATGATATGTGATATTTGGTTGTAACTTAAACCCCATGAGATCCATTACTAATTGTAAACCCTTTTCAGCATCTTGTTTGCTGTCAAAGTTTGCATATCTAATAAAAGCTGAGAATGTACCATCACTCTCCTCAACAATTAAATAGTGTTCTGGTTGTGGCTCATGTTCCATGTCTGAAAGATAGTTTAATCTGATTGTTTTGCAAGTGCTTCAAGTTTGTCTAAGTCTTGCTTACTCCAGATCGGTAATCTTATTCCTTTACGAAACATATCAATATAAGATTTTAATTTATAATCTTCTTCCTCTTGTTTGTTATATTCTTTTGGTTTTTCATCTAAATACTTTTCAGCAGATAACCAAAATGCAGGTTGTTTTGCGTATTTCTTTTCTGGAATAGAATTGTAGTAATCGTTGTAATGTTTAGCTAATTCCTTTGGTTGTAATGCCCATTCCTTCTCTAATCGTTGATAATTCTTATAAGCCTGTCCTTTACTGACTTTATTACTTACTAATTCCCAGAACTCGTTGAATTGATCTATATATATATCTTTATTAGTTTTAGTTATAGTCTTAGTTATAGTATTAGTAGCACTGCCTTCGCTCTGCGTTGGCTCTGCGTTCGCATACCTAGACTTAGCTGATAAACTAGCTTTATTAGATACTTCCATAGCATAGTTATATTCTTTCAACATTCTTTTCTGGTAAAAACCTTTATTATCTTCAGTCCAGAATAAATTAAGTATCTTATCCACCAAAGCATCATTAGGTTTCTTTGGTAAACAATAAATAATTTCTTTATCCTTTGGTAAATAAGCATCATGCGTCCAAGCATAAAAGATCATTCTCATATATAGACCAAGTTCTTCTTCTGAAAGATAAACTGTGTCTGAGTTAAATGCGTCTACAAATAAATTCATCTTAGGTAATTTTGCCATCTTTTTTTCTCCTGTTAAAACATTTTATACATAATCTTTGAAGATATGAATGGTGAACTTCTTGAACTATAATAATACACATAGTTTTAGTATATTTTCTCTTACAGTCCAAGCAGTCCACTAATTTAAGTTTATCTTTTGAAAATAGTGCCACTATCTTCCAATAAGCGTATATACAGCATAGTTCTTACCTGTATTCTTATCTTTCTCTGTGTGTGTTTCTATATTTATTCCTTTTTCTTTAAGATCAAATATTCTTGATGATAGTCTGAAACACCCATAAAGTTTTAATGCCTGTAATGGGTTAATCGTTTTTTTTTGTACTAGATGATCTAGTATTCTTTCGTTTTGACTTCGTTTTTTCATGTATATTCTCCCTGTAGTGTTTATAAATTTGTCCTGCATAAATGTGTGGATCTACATCTAACATCTCCCAGAACTTTCTTTCTCCATACTTAGTATGAATTTTAGTATGGCATGGATAACAAACAACAACACCCTTGCTATCATCTCTTAGCATAGCACCATATCTTGGATATTGAATGTGATGGAATTGTCTAGCTTCACTCCTGTTATCATACCCCATGAGTTGGCATGGATAACAAGGTAAGTTATCCAAACACCAAATCATGTATTTTCTGTCTTTAATCAAAATGGAATATCATCATCAAGATCAACTTTTGCTTTTGGTTGATCTTCTGAAATATGATGTAGGTTTTTTTCTACTGTTTCATTCTGATTAGCCCAATACTCACTCTCTCTAATAGTAATAGATAATCTGTGTGTAGGGTTTCCCTCTTTGTCTGTGTAGGGGTTTTTCTCATAGTCATGTGTGTTTTTAAACAATGACATTTCATAGACAGTATCAGCTTTCAACACTATATCGTGCTTTGGTTGAAACTTACTATTTGAGTATGGTGGTGCTAATGGGTTTGTTTTCTTATTCTCATTAACAAATAAAGTAAGATTTACTTTTGTCATAATTCTAGTCCTCCTATGTTATCATCTAGCATTTCTGCTGTTGATTGTTTAGTTTTTTTGGTAGCTTTAGTTTGAGGGTTTGAAAATTCACTATCCTCCTCTGTTCCAATACTAGTCATAAATAATTTCATTAACAAATATTTATAAGCATAAGAACAAGCCTTACCAAATCCTTTATCAGATTGATCTATTCCATGACCTGCATAATCACCTACTACCATTCTATCGTCTGGTATATCTACATTGATGATCTCTGCATTCATTTTAACAAGTGTAAGATTACCTTCTTTAGTATGCTCTAACACTCTAGGTATGATTAAAACTCTTAATTCATTGAGTTGTACTTTTACCTTATCGTTCACTTCATTCCATGATGTAATTTTATATGGAACACCATTTGTTTTCCCTTGTTGAATACCTTCTAGGGAATGTGTAATGAGATGTAGTTTTTCAACTAGACTCATTGGTTTTTCTATAGTCATTATTATTCTCCTGTTAATACTGCATGACCTCTTAAAGTCATACATTTGTTTACCATTGGTTTGTAATTATACTCAGCTTTATCTGGTAAAAATAATAAAGATGGTCGTATATACCAATTATGCACTACCTTAAATCCTTCTAGTACCTCATTAGTATTTTCTTTAGCCAATGTTTTACAATGTTGTAAATCATTAGTGATCTGTGTTGCATTTGATTTATCAAATGTTCCACTTCTTCCTGCTGTATCAATCACAGGATTGTAACTGCATGATGTAATCATACACATGGCTAACAACTTCTTTAGCATCTATCTCCTCCTGTTTATGTAAGCATAATGGATATTTAGTATATCCATAATTAAGATATAGCTTTGCAACTAGACTCGTAAATGGTTTTAATTGTTCTGGCATTATCTTTTATCCAAAAAACAAGTATTAACCATTTGAGTAAAGATATCATGCATAGTCGCAGTCATATCTTTTTTATGATAAGCCTTTTTGATCTTATCAATATCAGAAGTCTTAACACGAATTGTGGTGTACTTTTCTGATTTCTTCTTTCCTGTAAATTCAAGTATTGTCATTTGTTTCTCCTTCCTTGTAATCTTGTCCTGTAGTAAATGTTCGACCTTTTACTACAATGCTTCTTTTCTCTGTTTTCTCATGTACTTCTCTATGAAAAAAACCTATTCCTAAATCAAAATCTATAGGGAATACCCAGAGATGATATTGGTTTGCTGTATTAACTAATCTATCCTCTGGTGGATAAATCTCTATGGCATATCTTTTATCACCATCTTTACATAACCAATTTTTTATAGTTTGAAAGTCTGACCAATTCCTGCAAACTTCAAGGTCTTTTCTTTTGATAGAAAGATAATCAAAACTTCCATGAAAAGTAGGAATGCGAATAAACTTATCTACACTCTTTCCAGACCATTTCATAACTTGATATGTTGAATTAATCCAAGTAGTACCTGTCTGTTGTTCTCTGACTAATTCTTTTGCAATATTCCAAGATATAGTTTTGCCTTGCATCTTTGCAATCTCTTGCATTGTTTTGATACGATCTTTTATAGGCAATTTTTCAAGATTGCTTGAAGTTGCTTCTATAAACTTATCCATTTACTACCTCATTTCCCATATTAGGTTTCTCCATTAATTGTAATCTCATATGAAAAAAAATTTCTTGAAGTTTCCAAATATCGTTTAGTCTTGCTTTTGCTGCACTTACTAACCAATCAATCGTTGCTTCTCCAAAAATAGAAATTGAATTACTTTTCCTTTTTTCAGATATGTATTGTTCATCTTCTTCCCAAAATTTTCTATAAGATTGGTTTATGTGACTTAGTTCTAAATTAGCTAATTCCTTAATGATGATATCTAAATCCTTTTGGGTAAATCCATTTTTATAATCCCTAATTAATTTAAATACCTCATTAGGTAAATGACTAGCAAGATTGTCTTTATGGATAGTGTTATTAATTACTTCTATAAAACTATAATCTGTATTATCAGATAATTTTATCTTTGTTTCAATTTTCATTACTTCCTCCTTTCCCATATTAAGTTGAACTCGTAAATTAACCATAAGAAACCTGCAATCATTCCTATGTGAACAATTAGTGTAAGTATTTCGTTTAACATTAGTATGTTCCTCTCTTTAGATATTTTCCTGTGTTAATATCAATGTAAGGTCTTGCAAAAATCTGAACTGATCTTTTAAGATCATCTTCAAAACCTGCATTGAAAAACTCATCAGCATAAAACCACTTCTTAGGAAAGTTCTGATAAGCAATTTTTAAAGCTGACTGATAGTTTTTAGCTTTCACATTGACAACACTTTTTCTTCTTCCCCAATGTGTGATTATTTCAAAAATAAAATGTTCCATTGTATTCTCCTTATTGTTTAACATAAGTAAAGTTGTATAAAATTTTTATAGAAAATGCAAATTATTATTATAAATAATTTTTGTCTAATTTACCCATTGATTTAGACATAAAAATCAGTAGAAATGAATTAGAACACTTCTTTTTTAGTAGTATTCCTCCTGAAGGCTCTGAAATGAGTCTGTTTAACATGCACCCCTTCGTTAACTATAGTTTTTTCATACAGGAGGGGTGTTTAAATTATCTAGTATGATTGCCTTCTGGAAGTGCTACATACCCCCTAGAAACGCATTTATTTGGATTTTTTTGGGTATTCTTTGACTGAAGTTACTGTGGATTTGAGAATTACATGACATGATCCCATTTCTTCCCCTCCAAGCATAGTTGCAAGGAAATATGCAAGATCATCTTCTTTAATTAGAAATCCTACGACCTCACATTCAACAATTTTTGTTTTAAGAATTAAATCAATATCATGCCATTCATTCGTCAATGACATATGATCGTAAAATTTAATATGTAGTATTTTTGACACGCAAGATTTTTTCCTTCGCTTTATATTTTTTGGATTGTTTCTTCTTTCTGCGTTTACCAGATGATCTCGGTATGAGTTCTTGAATTAGTGTTGATGTAGTTATTCCCATGATGTTTATAGGGTGGGGAAAACCCACCCCAATATTATTTCTTTTTCTTTTTCCTCTTTTTGGTTTTCTTGGTTTTCTTCATTCCTTTTGAAGATCCACCATAATGATAAGGCATCTTTATCTCCTACTTTTTCTTTTTCTTCATAATAGCATCTCTCAATGCTTTAGGTAGCTTCATCTGCTTTTTACTTAACCCTTTAGTTTTTTTTGGTTTAACCATTAATGTAATACCCAATGATGTAATACTACAACAAGTGCCATTACCATTAA